TCTTTAACAATGATCCAAAGGTAAATGATATTATGGATTATTTAAAAGATGAGTATAAAAAGAGAAGTGAAAAAGATGATTTTGACGAGGATAAGTTCAATAAACTTATCTTAAATGTAACTTCTGAGTTCGTTAAAGAAAATCTAAAGAAAGTTAATGAAGAAAGTTTATGGTCAAATACTGCTAATCGTTTAGAGTTCGCAAAGAAGGTTCAACAAAGACTTAAGGATATTTTTGAATTTGAGGAGCCAGAAATCGAAGTAGAAGATGACGATTTAGAAAATCCTCTAGATGCACTACCTATTGGTAAGGAAAGAGCATTTGAATTTCCTAATGGTGATTACTTATATATAGATTTTGAAGATGGTAAATTATTCGCAGGAACTGTAACTAATGTAGGAATAACTCACGATTATGAAGTTGAATATGATTTTGATTCTACTTTAGATAATAATCTAGAGAAATTATATACAACAATTATCGAAGCACATCCAGAATATGAAGACGAGCCTCAAACAACTGAAACTGTTGAAGATAATAAATCAGAAGACACTATTGAAAATGTAGATGTTAAGGACGAAGATGAGTTTGACTTTGAAGATAATGTAAAAATTATCGTTTCTCCACATACTGCTTGGATGACTGGTGCTTTCTCTTATGAATGTGATATTTATAAAGATGATTTATATATTGGAAATAAGTATGTTATGGGTGTAGATGATCCAGAGGAAGCAGCAAACTATGCTTACGGACAAGTTAAGGATACTTTAAAGAATTTAGAGATAGGTGATTCTAAAACTGTAAAAGATACTTTAAATGTAGTAGAGATTGCTAAAGATGAGCCTAAAGAAAATGCTCCTAAAATTGTTAAATTCCTTTATGAAGATGAGATTTATAATTTCGAATTAAATAGATGTAAGAATGTAGTTGATATTTATGATTTAATTAATGATATTGCTTATTCTGAAGAAATTGAACTTGAGGATCAAACTAAGGAAATCAAGAAATATTTAAAGGCTAATAAGGAAGCAAGTATAAGTCAAATTAATAATTATTTATATGATTTATATATTGGAAAATCTGGAGACGATTTACTAAAAGATCCTAAAGAAACTAATAAGGAATTAGAAGTAAAACCTTCTACAGGACATAGTGTAAAATCACTAAAAGCATAAAATAGATACAAAAAGGCTTGAAATATAGCCTTTTTTATTATACTTTTTATTCAAAATATGATAATATTTAGTATAAATAGAATATAATGGAGGTTAAATTCAATTATGACGATTAAAGAATTTTGGGAGAGAATCGATAGAATTGATCTTGACTCTAGAGATACGGGAATGTATACAGAAGATGAGATCTTCGCTATTGGATGTTCATTTATTAATTTAACGAATTCACAAAAAAGACAAATTGGTGGATGGGATAAACTTGTTAAAGTCCTTAAGCCATTAGGTCAAAATGGCAAAGTTATGAAGAGTGGAGAACAACTACGAGGATGGATTAAGTCAAAGCGTTATGAAATCAATGCTGTTCCTAAAAACATACAACTTCTATCTGGAAAAACTATTGAAAATATTACATACGAAGAGTTTGAAGAAGAAGTAAATAAACAGAAACGTGAACTATATAAACAGCAAGTTAAAACTAGAGATGAAAGAAACTCTTATAGAAGAACTATAAGAGATGAGGCTAGAATCGATAGTTTAAAAGATTGTATTAAAGATACCGTATATAAACTAGCGTCATTGCCTAAGTTTGAGAATACTTATGAAGATAGCAATGCAGACGAGAACGTTGAAGCAATTATGTTGATATCAGATCTTCATATTGGTATGGAAATAGACAATTTCTTTAATAAATACAACGTTGAAATAGCAAAGAAACGTTTAGAAAAATATGTAGACGAAACTATCAAATATTGTAATAAGTATAATGTATCAAGACTCAATGTTTGTAATTTAGGTGATTTGATACACGGACTTATTCACGTAAGTAGCCGTATAGAAGAGCAAGAAGATGTTATCGAGCAAGTAATGACTGCTGCAGAACTTCTAGCAAACGCATTAAATAAATTATCATCTTCTGTAAAAGAGGTTGTATATAGAAGCGTTACGGATAATCATTCTAGAGCGATTGCAGACTATAAGCAACATATTGAGAAAGAGAATTTCTCAAGAATTATTGATTTCTATCTAAAAGCAAGACTTGAAAATAAGAATGTAGTATTCGCTAATGATAATTTAGATTGGGATATATCACTCATTTCTTTAAAGAATGGTAAGAAAATGATCTGTAGTCATGGTCACAGAGATAATATAAATACCATTGTCCAGGGTTATATTGGTGCTACACGAGAGTTTATAGAATATGTATGCGTAGCACATTTCCACGAAAGCAAGATGAAATCTTTCCAAGGAGCGAAAGTATTTGTAAACGGATGTATATGTGGTGCAGACTCATATGCTCAATCAAAGAGATTATATGGAAATCCAGAACAAAGCCTATTAATCTTTGAGGGAGATAATTTAATTGTAAATTACATAGACTTAAATATAAAATGATAATATTATATTATCATTTTTATTTATGATATAATTATTATATAATAAATACGAGGTGTATTAAAATGGAGAAAAATAGATTACTTGATGATAATTCATTATATTATAAAAAGGTTTTAGAGCATTTAGCAGGAAAAACCGTAACACATCACGACTTAGATAAGTATGCAGAAGAGTTAGGTATGAGTGGATATAGACTTTGGGATATACTAGATGATCTAGTTAATGATATGTACATTAGTGGGGATAATGAGAAGGGGATTTATAGAATTCCTTTAAATGCTCATTTAGAAGTACAAGATGCTAATAATGGTAAGACATATCTTCGTTTAGAGAAACGTAAGAATGATTATGATGAATATGTTGTAAAATCATATGTTGATGGTAAGTATAATGAGGAACAAACATATTATACAAATGATTGGGAAGACGCTGTTAATACATTCTATGCATCTGCTAAGCAATTAGGATTCGATATAGTTAAAGACGAAGATAGAGTCAAAGTTGCTGCTAAAAAAGAAGTTGTAAAAGACGAGGCTTTAAAAATAGATCAAGAACTCGTAGATAAATTATCTGATGATGTTTATGACGAGATTATTAAAATCGTTGAGAAAAATAGTTTCGAAGTAAATAAAGATGATATTCTATTTAGTTATACAGGAAATAGTTCTGAGCCAGATCCTATATTTGATGAAACATCTTTCGTAGACGAAGACAATTATAAGGGTATATTCTTAACTTATTGTTTAGATATGTCAGGTCAAAATGAGGAAAAAGGAAAAGAATATGTTGCCAAAGGATATTTCACTATTGAATATCAAATTGAAAATGAAACTTATGATGAGGTTTTAGATGAGATTAAGACTAGTCTTAACTACTATTTAAGCAATCCTTTTATCACAGATATTGAGGAAATCGATGGAAGTTTTAATGATTCTAAATCAGTTAAAGATAATTATATTAGAAAGACATTAGTATTGAAGGATCCTTCATCTGATGTAAATAAATATTTATCAAATGTATCATCTTCTAGAGTAGGAAAGAGTATAACTATCGAAGGTGATGAAGATAAGATTAAAGATGTTTACAAAGATTTAGTTGGATCTGGGTTATTTGAAACTCCTTCTTCATTAGATAATGTTCCTACAGAGGCTAATTATGAAGAAGAGGTTAAGCATAATAAATCAGAATTAGATGACGCTAAGTCTTACGGAATGTTATGTTGGGAACTAGAACAATTTATGCGTGATATTTGTCAAAATGAGGAATTATATTATGGTACTCAATGGTTAGCAGAATGTTATCCAGATGGAGCAAGTAAGCAAGAAGTAATCGACGAGTTTGATACAAAAGAGGATTATGATAATTGGCGTGAGAATGCTAAGTCTATCTACGAATATGGTAGAAAGAGAGATATAGATGATCCTGACGGAGATTATGCTTTAGGTGGATTCCTTGTTGAGAAATATTGTTCACCTAGAAGTATTGAGATTGCACATCAATTTGATAAAGAATTAGGATTTGATCCTATCGAAGTAAAGTAAAGTCTAGATTAATCTAGACTTTTTCTTTTATTCTTTATAAAACTATAAAAATAGCCTTTTTAGGAGGCTTTTGATAGAGAGTAGTAATCTTATTCACAATAAATAAAAAAGGGCTTAAAAACCCTTTTAAATATCTATAGAATTATAATCTAGTGCAACTCTAACACACTTAACGAAACCGTCTTTTTCAGTTTTAAATCTTACATTATCATTATCCTTGGTTTTGTCATATTTGAAGTTATCAATATCTGCTTTAAGTAGTTTACATTTATCATCGATAATTACTCTACGTTTAGCAAATGCTACGTTTAACTGTGCTACAGACTTCGCAAAATCATCGATATCACAATGCTCGATTACTATATCGTTATACATTCCATACATTTCTTCTTCAGAGCAATCTAGGAATACATTCTCATTAGGTGAGAATTCTTTTAATTTAGCAACACCTTCTGGAATACTTGCTTTGAATAATTCCTCTTTAATTACATATAACTTACTAAACTCACCATATTCAATTCCAACTCGAATAACTTTCCAAGTATCTCCTTCTTTATTGAACAGTGTATTAGTATATTTGAACTCTTTTTTAGATAGATCTTCAATATTATATTCATTAAATGTTCTACCATATACTGCACTCTTTCTATCAAGGAATACATATGACACTAACATAGAGAATGCGTCAATGATATCATCGTGCTCTACGAATGGGAATGATAATAATTTATCCTTTAGATTTTGTAAGTTTTCACTTAATCTAAATGTGTTATTTGTAAGATCTAATTTATCACGAACAAATACAACATTTCCACTATTCATATAAATAGAAGCACTTTCCAATCTTGTTGTTTTAGATTGAGTACCAGGGCTAAATGGTTGCATACCTGCAATTTCATCTTTTAATTGTTGTAATATAGGTGTACCATTCGCTTTATCCTCTATTACTTGTATGATACCTGGGAATATCGTATCGAGATCTTTTACATATTGAATAGATTTTACAAAAGCCATTCGCTTTTCCAAACAATCTATGATGTATAGAATCTTTCCTACTCTATATGCAACTATAGATCCAAGGAAGTCTGATGAATCTTTATCTTTAACAGGGAAGTCGTGAGATGCATATATCATATCTGCACGCGAGATGTCTGGAATATCTGTTGAATCCATCTCATAAATCATATCTTCCTTAACGATAGTTCTATCAGATGAAACTGGGTTTTGTAAATATTGTGTTTGGAATACGGTTTCTCCTACTTCAATTCGTAGTGATTCATAATTACCAAATCTTTCTTCCCAAAGTCCTTGACCTTTTTCATATACATAAACATCTCCTGAGATAGGACAAATTAAATATGTCTTTTTCTGTAAGATTGCACGTAATACGATGAATGTGTATTGCTTTGATAGTTTTTCGTCTTTTAAGATGTGTCCAGTAATATCATTAGGTGCAAGACGCTGTTGAATATTCATAATAATACATTTATTTATATCGTTTACACGCGAAGGCATTGTATTACGATAATAAGACCACGCATTATTCATCTCTTCCTTATCCTTACGAGCAGACTCTGCGTTTGTTAAGTCATCGTTTATGATAACATCTCCACCATATCCAGTAAAGGCATTACGGTTGATAGAATATAATTCTCCTCCACGAGAATCAACTAGTGATGTAGCGGAGTTTTTAGTAAGCACGATTTCAGTGAATATTTCTCTATATTTCTCACTATCAATAATACGTTTTCTTTTTGTGTTCATATTATCTGCAAGACCAGCAGTATGCGATACGGATACTGCTTTTACTGGATGGTATGTCCATAGCCAAACAGGACCAAATACGTTGAATATCATTGATTTTGTATGACGAGGTGGTAAATTTATGTTAAGTTTATTTTTACCTTCTCTTACATCTATGATATCAACGTCATCACTTGCTTCTGGTAATGTTATATTTATTTCTTCATATCCTACCCAACTTCTACACATATATTGAAAAGTTTCGCAATAGAATTGAATAAGATGCCCGTCTACAAACTTTGAAGGATCCGCTATATTCCAAAAATCCTTTACAAAGTCATATAAACTACGTCTATAAAGTTCTTTATAAAGTTTCTTTTGTAACTCTGTCATAATTATAGCCTCCAATCTATAAGTAAATTATAACATTTAGAAATTGAAGGATATAAAAAGCAAGCATTTATTTTTAGTTATACATTACATATGTCTTGTGTTATAATAATATCAAACAAAAAGTTATGAATAGCGATTAGGAGCACTATATGTGGAGCCTTTTGGTGAAGTCATAGATTATTCGCAAGAATAAGCACAAGGAGAGGAATGCGTTCCTCTCCTTATTTTTATATAAAGTTAGAAAAAAAAGAGCCTAAAAAGGCTCTTTATTTTAATAACTTCTTCTAAACATATTGAATGCTTCAATTAACTTAGTAACTACTTCATCTGTAATTTCAGAGATTAACTTTTCTTGATCAGTTGCTCCGTCCTTACGACCATTATCGTAGTAATTAATAATTGTATCGCAATACTCTGTCTTAGTCTTGATATCATCAATTTGCTTTTGATATCCAGTTATTTGATCTTTAGTCTCAGAGATTAATTGTGAGAAGTCTGTGTTAACAGTCTTATTCTTATTCTCATTCTCAAGAACTGTGACAAGATCCTTTTGCATCTCAATTAACTTAATACAATTAAGAACTGCTTGTCCCATCTCATCTCTTAATTCTCTAATTCTAAATAAATTTGATTCTAACTTTTTCTCTGCCATAATATCTATTCTCCTATCTCTACAATCTCGGCTATATGTTGATATATTCTATAAACATAATAATCATAATCTATTTTATCTTTTAGTTTCTCATATGCATCATCTAGTGCATAATTGTAAACTAAAATGTTATCAGGTAAATTAGAAACTTTACTCTTTTTATGAACTCCGTTTGCTATCTTATGCTTATAAATCATATTCCACTCGGTTTTAGAGTTATAAGCAAATACTCTATCTATTCCTTGAAGACGCTCGGTAGTACAAGTATCAACGACTTTTATTGTCTTTTGTCTTACCTTTCCATCTTCTCCTACTTCCATTATAGGATTTCCCTTTTTGTTAAAGGCTAATTCATCCTTATAAGTAGTAGTTTCTAACTCTGTATAATCAAATCCTTGCTTACGTGTGCTAAATTGGAATAATTCTAAATCCTTTTTATGAGTTTCTACGAAATCCTCTGGAGTTATATCATATAAAAGATAATTAACTACTCCTTGTGCCATTATTGGTGGCTCAACACACGAGAAGAATGAACAAGTTGCATAAGAACTATCAGAGATATCATAGTTTTTGAAGATATTTCCTTTAGATTCTATATTATCTTTATCATCTCTACATATATAGCAGTTTACATCTCTCTGCCATAAATCGTATTTAATTTCCTTTTTGATTACGAATCCTGTACGTGCTTCCCATTCCTCAACAATACTAATAATCTTGTCTTTGTTAGCCCAATCTAGTGGTTCAACCATAATTCCATCAGTATTAGTTTGAATTACTCTAATAAGTCCTTCAAGTTTCTCTAACAAATCACAGATATATAATTGTCCAAACATTGTAACTAATCCAAAGTGTTGTGGATCATAGAAATCACTAGTAGGAAGATTCATCGCACCAAATACGGATAATAATACCGTTTTATACATTGAACGTTTTACTGGATTAATCTTCTTTAATCTTAATTGTTCGTGATACATAAACTCGTATAATTTCTTACTTTCTTCATTCATTGAACGAGGAAGTAATCCTAAATTAATCATTATTAAGTTATAATATCCACTTACGTCAAAATATAAGAACTTATCTGCGTGGTAAACATCTCCAGAGTGAGCACCACCACCTGCAACTTTTATATGTCCTTCCGCAATATCAACCATAATATAATCATTTTTAATTCTAAATCTTTCGTTCATATAGAAATCAATGATATCTTGGTTTTTGATTTTAAGTGTATCTGGAATAAATGGTTTAACTTTCATAAACTCAATTCCTTCTACTCTTTTTGCTTTTAGAATCTTAGCTGCGATTTGTGTTCCAGTAATCTTTAAATCTGTTTGTAGATCTAAACCGAATTCGGCTATCATATCAATTCTTAATTTAAATCTATCATACATCTTTTCGAAATTATATTTAGTTTGCTTTAAATCATCTAAATTGTATCCTTCAGTAAGTCTTTTTTCTTCTTCGGTTAAACTTCTTTTCAAATTGAAGTCAACATCTGTAGTATGGATATTTTTACCGACTAATAATTCGGTTAGTTTTAACGAATATGGATGTAATACACTATTCATTAAATCATACGTATAGAAAGGCATTAACTTACATTTAGGTTTGTATTTTGATTTGATAATTTGATTATTTACTACATATGGATCTTTACCATTTACTATTGCTTCCATAATAATATCATCATAATACCAATTATTGTGCCCTATGAAGATATCTTCTTTGTGACTTTCATAGAAATATCTTATGGCTTTTAGATCCCAAGTTTGATATACTTCTTCAGTTCCATCATCATTTAAGATAATGGAACCAAATAAAGTATCTTTACAATAAACTTCATAGTCATATATTATTAAACTCAATTGTTATCACCCTTCAATGCTATTCCAAATAAATTCATAATATCTGAAATTGCCATAATTCCATTTATAAATATGTTTTCTATCTTTAGATTTAAAATAAGGAGACGATTCAAATATAAGTTTAACTTTTTCTTTGTTCTTTGTCAAATTATTATAAATCATATTAATTAATGCGAAATCACTTTCAGATTCGTCTCTTCCTGATCCAGGGGCTTGTTTAAACCATAGATTTTGGAATGTTGAGTTCTTAAAGTATAATGCTTTAGTTCTCTTCATTAGCACCTCGATAGGTGTATCGTCCTCTTCCATAGCATTTAAAAGCCTTTTAGAGAGCCTTTTTGGTCGTTTCATAAACTTATCCAAGAAAGCAATTAAAACGTCCCAAAACTCGTTCTCGTGAGAAATATCCACATTATCATAAATACTTCTACCAGTTAAAGTTACATATCTTATCGAATCAGAGTATTGATAGTATTCTATGTGATTTTTTGAGTTCTTAATGTAATAAACTTCTTTATAATTATCTAGACAAGGATGTCTAAATAATACTCTCAACCCTGTTCCACTAAACGAGAATTCGATATATGCTAAATCTTTAAACATATCAATAACTTCTTTTCCTCGTTCATCTATTGTGGAAATGTCGAATGGCTCGGAAAAGCAGTGATCCACATCGATAGCACAGATTTGCGAAGCCTTTACAGAAATACCAACGCCTCGATATTTATCAAGGTCGTTGGCTTCTAGTAATTCTTCATAACTTACGAAGTCGTTTTCATCACTAGGACTTGCAAGTCTTCCATCGACGCAATGAGGATGCTTTTCTTCATCCGCCAAACAATATCTTAAATTTACATTTATTAAACTCGTTTTAGCGAGATTTTCCAAAGCATCTATTGCTGTCATAAATTATCCCTCGTAATCAGGTAATTCTAATTGTGCAGCTCTCTTCCAAGAAACAAGTGATGCCCATTGAGATGAAGTACCAGGCTCATTCTTATTCTCTCTTGTTTCAAGATGAATGTAAATGAATAATCCTGTTACTGCTGCTAAAGCCTCATCAATTGTATCTGGATTCATAAAGTAAGCCTTTACTGTCTCCGCGTCAATTAGAATAGGATTTCCTTCCTCATCAGAGAACTTTAACATATCTGATGTGAATTGCTTTACGCTTCTTTGATCATCTGGAGCGAAAGGATAGAACTTGAAAATCTTTCTTCCCTTGCTAGACTTAACGTTGATTAATTCAACTTCTCCACTCTCACTAATATTAATTGCGTATCCATCTTGGATAACTGAGAATGTAAATTGGAACATTGGTTGTCCCTTCTTTGAAGGCTTTAACTCAACCTTCTCAATTGCAGATAGATAATATCCATCTTTTAAGTTCTCAAATCCACTTCCCTCAGAAGTAACTTGTTCAAGTTCGGCACTCTCGAAAATCTTTCCTAAAGATGCCTTTAACTCATTAATATCAAAATTTTGTTCTGCCATAATAATTTAATTCTCCTTCTATATTATTGATTTGATGTTAACTTTGCCTTTGCAGCAGCTAACTTTGCCTTTAACTCTGATAACTTATTCTCTCCAGTAGAAACTGTTGGCTTTACTTCAGTTGTAGCCTTTGGTTCTTCATTAACAACCTCTTGCTTAACCTTTGGCTCAGCTGCCTTTATTGGAGTAGCCTTCTTAATTACTGGCTTAACGATAGTAGTCTTTGGAGTCTCTACTACTTCCTCAGTTGTAGTCTCTTCTACAGGAGTCTCTTCTACAGTCTCCTCTACTTCTTGTACTGGTTCTACCTTCTTAATTACTGGCTTTACAATAGTAGCCTTAGCAGGCTTTGGTGCTTCAGTAGTTGTAGTACTTGTTGTAGTTGTAGTAGCCTTTGTAATTGGCTTAGTTAATGTTGCAGTAGGATCTGCCTTAACTTCTGGATGAGATTTAACTGTTGAAGATGAATCAACACCAATGATAGATGCGAATGTATTCCAATCAAGTGGAATATCGTGAGGTGTAATACTTTCATCGATTCCACGAGTGATACACATAGGTTCATCTGACTTTGGTACTAATGATAAGTATCTCTTCTTAACAAGTACTCCTTCTTCATTTTCTTCTTCATTGATATAAGCACGTAAGAAATATCTTACTCTTCCCTCAAGCATATCCCAAACTTTATCTGGAACTCTTGTTGATGGATAGTGATAGAACTTTTCAAGTCCAGTCTTTGTCTTCTTTGCTACGTCCATAGCGTGAGTTAATAAGATTATGTGGAAATCTGACGAAATTAGTTTAGACATTTCGATAAAGAACTCATTACGTGTAATATCATATCCTTTACCATATCCACCTAAATCTGATACGTGATCTACTCTTGCTTTTCTACAAGCCTCGTACTCACACCATTTGAATAAATCTTCAACTAGGTCAACTACGATAGTCTCATACTTATCATACTTACCTGCTAAAATATCCTTAATGATACTCTTTGTTTGTTCCCAAGAAGAAACCTCAATATGATCTTCCTCTGGTCTGTCTAGCCACTCATAGTTTCCATCTGTACAGATGAAGAATGGCTTTGGGGCACAAGACGCGAATGTAGACTTTCCTACACCACACTCTGCCATTAAAATCATTTTTACTTTCTTACCCATAATAATTTAATTCCTCCTTCATATTATTGATTATGGTTTAATTCATTCTTTAATGCTTCAAGATTTACATCTTCATACATTATTGTTAGTTTATTAATAGCGTGTTGAACATCAATCAAAGATGCAGTGTCTTTGAAATGATTAATCCAATAATCTATTGCTTCCTTTGTAATAGATAACTTTCTAATCTTACTACTAATAATAAATCCAGAATCAGATGAATGAAGAGTTTTTCTATTGAAATGTCTACATTCAACTACAATATCTTTATTATCATTAATTGTTTTGAATGAATAAATATCATTTAGAAACTCCAATTCATCAGTTCTTAACATCTTAATATTTCTCATTTCCTATCTCATCTCTCCTTTCTACTCTTTTTCTAAGGTTATCCAATATCTTTCTAATAGACTTTCATCATAAATATACTTATTTTTGATGGCATTGAATATACTTTCTTTTGTAGAATTATCATCTTCTGATAAAATAGAAGAGACTTCCTCTTTGAACATACTATACTTGTTCATAATCTTCTCTGGATTATCTTCTATAGTTCGCATATCAATACCTACACAATCACGCTTATATACAATTTTTTCTTCGTCTGGATCATATATCATATCACGAATTGTATAAAGCATTTCTGCAGATGGTGTATGATAGAATATATCGTAATATACGCTCTTTCCATACATTCCGTCCGCATTTGCATAATTGATATAGAATAATTGCTCTCTATCAATTGTTTCCGCAGTATCAATCATATTTGTAAGATTCTTAATATAATCTTCGATTAATACTGGATCCAACTTACTTGGTTCAAACATATGAGTATTAATTAAATCTTCTTCATTTAATTCATATTCATCTTTAATTCTCTTAAGATAAGACTCTGGACTTTCTTTCTTCAATTGTCTAATACCAGTTTTTCTTAAGTTTACGATACCTATCTTGAAAATAGGCATATCAGGGAAATTATACTTTAATAACATAATGTATCTATAGATTTGATCTAGATACTTTTCCCAAACTGGTACTTGTGAAGATGTCTTATAGTCAATGATAATAAATCCTAGATTTCCATTATCATCACTAACCGTAAATAATAAGTCAATGAATCCTTGGAACTCGTGAATTAAATTCTCACTCTTATATTTAACACTTGGTATTTGAGCAATTAACTCAATTTCCTTATCTGTGGAGATAATATTATAACGTTTTGTTTCGTCATTGACATCTGTTAATATTTCATCATAAATCTCATCTTTATGTTTAAGGAATCCGTGAACCATACCTTCTGCCATAAACTCATCTTTTCCATAACTAAGTCTTTGCTTTGTCGAAGCACTTTCCATATAGTATGGCTCTAAATCATCTGTATTATGTTCAAGTCCCCAGTGTACTGCAGTACCTATTGCAAATGCAGACTTTTCATTTTTTAACTTAATACCTTGTTTATAATTTAGATAGTAAGTTTTAGGACAACTCAATATAGTAGTTAATTTACTATGTGAAATCCTCATATTCATATTCTCCTTTCTTATTGCACCAAAACTATAACCAATAAAAAAGTAAATGTCAATACTTCTTTAAAAAAATTCTAAAATATTTTTGCGACGCTATTTTATTATATTTTAAGAATATCGAATAGTATAATTATTATATAATGAGCAGGTGATAAAAATGTTTAATTTTAATGATAGTATCGGAAAAAAGATTTTATTTAATGATTCCGAAGTAACTTTATTAGATTATGATGAAAACTCTATTATTATCAAAAATCAATACGGATATGAAGAGAAGATTTCTTTAAATGATTCTTTTGGTATCAAATTGTCTAATGGTGGAAGTTTTGGATATCTTAGGGATATTCCTGAAAATCAAAAGGCAGAAGCAAAACAGGCTTTAGTTGGACTAGCAAAGACTGGTGATTTTGGCAATCTTGATAATATGTACGCATTAAATATGAAGTTTGAAGAAGGATTTAGTGCAAAGAATGGATATTTCAAGCAATGTGAATTTACAAGATGCAATTTTGATAGTCGTAGTTTACAAGATAGCAAATTTATAAATTGTATTTTTAAAAATTGTACATTTGATCATACTAATTTCAATAGTGCAACAGTTACAAACTCTTTCTTTATAAACTGTAATTTAACATATATGTATACTAATGCATCCGATTTTAGAGGAAATAAGTTTAGAGAATGTATATTTACTAACGATAGACAGGTAAAATACCTAGAAGGTAGCAATACAATTGATTATCATATAAATTATTACGCTAAATTATTCACAGTAAATGGAGTTAAAATATATAAATATGCAAGACTAGATGATCCTTTAGCATTCGCAGAAAGAGAAGAAGGAGAATCAGAGCAACTTAGAGTTAATCGAAAGAGAGAGATTAAGGAAGGTCATCCTTACTATTATTGGGTTATTAGAGAGTTAAAAGATGGATACTCTGGAGACGATGTTTATGATCCTATTCCTTCTAAAGAAGAATTCGTAGAAAGTGCGGATGAAATGGATTATGAAGTATCTTCTCAGCTTGCTATTAGAAAAGGTGCAGAAAGAATTAAAGAGTTAGCAGAAACATCTGAACTTGTTGAATATGGACTATGCACTTGGAGAGCAAATAATTATATTCTTTATATTGATAAGTATATTGCAAAAGAAAGCGGAGAAGGTATCAACATAGATGGATATGTTCTAGTTTATGATAAAACATTAACTAGGGAAGAGGCGGAAAAAGAATAAAAGGACTATTAAATAGTCCTTTTTTTTTATTATAGAATTTCGTCAAAGAAAATCTTTGCACTATCATCTAATAGTTTGTAGATCCTACTTCCTTCTTCAATTCGCCAATAAGTAGTATTGAATTTTGGTTTATCTTTAAATAAGATATCTCCATCAATACTAGAAACTCCAATTATATCTGATACATCTTCCTTGTTTCTAATAAACCCTACAACTCTTGTTCTAGATACCTTATGATCTAGTACAACAATATATTCTTTTCCATTTTCAAGTTGATTATATTTAATCTTGCTTTCTCTATGCTTTCCATTCATTTGAAGATTTTCTTCACAGACCATATCCTCAAATGTCTTCTTGGCATCTTCATAAGTACTAAACTTACCTAAAATACCTTTATCGGACATAATAGCATAATGATTTTTATCTTCTTTTTTGTTTTCTATTGGATCAAGTATCCAATAATCATTTACTTCTAACTTTTTATCTCCACGAAATCCACACACTAATTTTAACATACATCTTTTCCTTTCCTATCTTATAATTATACAGAACTTTTTTGCTCTAGTTATTGCAGTGTATAACCACTTGGCTTTAAGCGTACCAAATACACCAGATTCATCGTATATACATACAACGTCCCATTCACTACCTTGCGATTTATGACAAGTTATGCAATATCCATATTCAAATTTATTCATCAATTGAACTTCTCCACTATAATGAACTTGATTTTTCATCTTTGGTTTAATTGATCCATCTGATAATTCCCAATATTCTTGATATGAAGCATATTCAGTCTTTTCTCCCATAAGAATATAAGGATCACAAATTAATGAATTAAGTTGATTATCAGAGAACTCTGCTTTAAAATTAAGCACACCTACAATATGTTCTCCATCTTTAATATGATATCCTTCACAAGTACCTATGATACCATTGATTAAATTAATCTTTGGTGTAACGTAGTAGTCGTAATTATTTTGTAAACAAATGAGTTTATCCCCTTTTACAGGCGATTTTGAAGTGCGTCCGTAAAATCGTCGCATCATTTGATTAAAACGTCTACAAGTCTCGTTTTTACCAGCTATAACTTGATCGCAATTACTAAAAATCTCTACTAATTGTCCTGGACTTAGATCTGCTTTATTTAATATCATAACATCTGGATAATTTACGTTTATGAGTGGCTTATGTAATCTAACCATTTCCGCAACTTTCAAAATGCCACAATTTTCTTCTTGTCGCATAATCTTAGAAAGTTGTGCGTCTGGATGATTTAAATATTCCAATGTTTCAGAATCCACTGGCGGAAGTTGACCATTATCACCAACCGCAAGTATCTTTACACCAAAACTCTTTAAATCATTAAAGATTTCACTACTAACCATAGAGAATTCATCTACTACAATAAGATCCGCGTCTAAAGAGTCTACTCTAGAGAATTTAACTTTACCAAATCTATCCTTTGTTGGTATATAAATCAACTTATGTATTGTAGATGCATTACATCCTTTATTTAATAATACACTAGCAGCTTTTCCTGTAGGTGCACAGAACTTTACCCTGTTTCCTAGTTTTAAATCATTATTTAGTACATAAGAAATGAGCATTGTTTTTCCTACTCCAGCATATCCAGCTAAGAAGAATACTTGTTTTGAAGATGTCTTGTACCAATTGATGATTTTTTGTCTTGCTACTTCTTGATCTTCATTTAAAGTAATCATTACTTTACACTCTTGATGTACTTATTTAGAATATTATGGTAATTACAATTATTACCTAGTACGTACTTTGTAATACAAGCCATAACGCCCTTTTCAAGATCCCAGTCTTCATCTTCGTGGCACTTAACCTTAGTTGTTTCTCCAGTAGCCCACTTAATAACGGTTGTACGCTTCTTTTCGTTAGCGTAAATTGATTCAATTCTTGGAGTTAGAATATGAGCATCGCTTCTTCTTCGATCTTTTACTGCAGATATTGTGTCTTCTGTAGTTATAGATGTGCATAATCTATCACAATATAAATCAGATAATTTAAAATTTGACATCTCTTATCACTATCCTTTCATATCTTTTGATGTCTTCTATCCTTTTGGATACTTTTATTATACCATTATTTTTAGTATAATCAAGAAGTTTTGACAAAAAAAAATAAGAGAGATTTAAAATCTCTCTTACTTACTCCATTTATATTTACTACACGGAAACATCTCGGTACATTTACCATTACGATAGAAGCATAGTGGTACAAGTAATCCATCAAACTCTGGATTTGTTTTTAATACCTCTTGCTTAATCATCTCTGCAACGTATCTCATTGTAGGATCTGCTTGATAACACAATCTTTTTCTCATAAAGAACATAAGTTCTTGTGCATTTATACTTAAAATATGCGTTACAAATTGACTTTGTGGTAGATCTTCTCTTGAAATTTCTCTTTCAAGATGTCTATCATCACGTTGTGTTGATACATAGTGATTCGATCCTACGTGATGACGTACAATATGAACACTTATATAGTACGGAATCGTAAGTTTAATTCCAAACCATAACTCTCTAATGGGGCTATGTTCACTTGCTAATAATTTCTTTTTCCATTCTTCATCTACTGATGTAGTTGAAGATTTTAATTTCTTGCCAACTGTATTTAAAGTGCATTGTTTACACCATAGCCAATCCTGTTCAGTTGGATATTTTAATACTTCTACTTTAATATCGTCTTTATTAATCATATTATTTAAAATGTTTAACTCTATCCTCTACTTCTTTTTGTTTTCCATAATTAAATGCAGTTTTATAATTTCCAGTTAAATATCCAGTAACTCTTCTAAGTTGTTGAATATTTGTGCTTTCGCACATTGGACACTTATCATTAAATTGTCCAGTATAACCACAATCAAGACAAGTATCATTAGGCACATTTACTGCGAAATATGGAATATCCTTGCTCATTGCATAATTTACAATTGTCTCTAGAGCAGATAGATTATTTTGTGCAGAAGCGTCTAATTCTACATAAGTAATACATCCTGCACTTGAATATCCAGTTAATTGACTTTCTAGATCAATCTTCTTGAATACATCTACTTCTTCCCAAACTGGTACGTGAATAGAATTTGTGAAATACTCTCTATCACTTACGTTAGGAATTACACCGAATTGTTTTTTAAACTTTTGCATAGCAGTGTAACATAGGTTCTCCGCAGGAGTATAGTAAACGCCGAAGTTTAGTTTATGCTGAACTTTTGCTTTCGCACATTTGTCTTTATATAATTGTTCAATCTTTTTAGCGAGTTCCATTCCTTCTTCAGTAGTTTGATTTTTACCGATTAAAATTTGTAATGTTTCTGCTAAACCTAATTGACCAACGGCAAGAGTTCCGTGCTTTAAAGCACTTCTAATTCCTTCTTCTTTATGATATCCTAACATTACACCATTTTCGTACATAAACTTTGCACTATCTGGGCTTTGATTACAAATATAATCAAATCTTTCAATTAACATCTTTACTGCATCGTCAATTGCTTTATCTAGATTTTTCATAAAATAATCTATTAAGTTTTCATCTTGATGATCTTCTACATATTGCTTACTTTCCATAGCAATAGTAGGAAGAATAATTGTTACTGGACATATATTTCCTCTTCCATCTTTTGTCTGTGGATTTGTTCCTGGTTCTGCATTAATATCATATCCATTAGCTGTACGACATCCCATAGTACTAAAATAAGTCTTAGGATCATTTATATCATATCCTGCATTTCCGCTCCAATCAACATTTGCATAGTTCGGATATAATCTTCTTGCAGTTGACTTCAATGCTAATTTATATAAATCATAATTTGGTGTACCTGGTTTATCATTTACGCCCTTCATATATTGGAAAATACCACAAGGGAATATAGGCGTTCTATGTAATTTACCTACACCTTTTATACTACCTTCTAATAATGCTTTGGTTACCATTCTACCTTCATCAAGTGTACAAGTACCATAATTAATACTTGTAAAAGGTAATTGATTTCCAGACCTGCTCTGAAGTGTATTTAGGTTGTGATACATTCCTTCTACTGCTTGATTTAACTCCTTATTTGTCATATCCATAGCATATTTAAATGCTCTTGGATATCTTTGATAAGTAAAATCTCTTATAGATAAATCTGCAACATTATCTACATTAACTATTTCATCATCATAAATCTCCTCTATGTAATTCATTCCGTCTTTCCAATGTTTATAGAAAGACTTTCTTACATATGGAACCATTGTCCAATCAAGATGAGTGGCACTTACACCCCCAAATTGTTGAAGACTTTGTAACTGAAATATGACCGCAACTAATTGGAATGCAGTATTAATAGATCCTGCAGGTCTAACGTCAGTTTGTCTAGTATTAAATCCCTCTTTAAGTAATTTATCAAAAGGAATACTAAGGCAATTGTGCATACCTACCGCGTAAGAATCTAAATCGTGAATATAAATTCTATTGTTCAAGTGATTTTCTCTTGATAATTTACTCATACAATTATTTAATGCAAATTCTTTCATTAATTCATTAGACGCTTCACCTTTTCTACCACCAAAAGACATTTCGTCTACGTTTGCATTTTGATTTACTATATTGCTTGCATTTATCTTTTTTGCAACTTCTTTTAGTAATTTAGATTTACCTTCTCTTATACGAGTTCTTTCATTTCTATATAAAATATATTGCTTTGCAGTCTTCTTAAAATGTGATTTCATCAAAGTATCTTCTACGATATCTTGTATATCTTCTACATTTAAATTGGTATTTGCCTTAATACATTTTGCAATTACATTTTCACTAACTTTTGTAATATCTTCTTCTTTCATCTCCCTACTTACTAAATTTGCTTTAGAGATTGCATCTTTTATTTTTTGAGGATTAAAATCTCTTTTCGATCCATCTCTTTTTATCACTATCATTGTAAATTTCTCCTTTCATCTCTAAAAATATTCTAACTAAAATTTAAATCAATTTCAATATCGAAATACTTTTTTTGTGAGTGTATTACGATTATATATTAGGCAACATTGAAAGTATAAAAAATTATACCTACTGTATCTATTGAGTTATAATGGTTTTAGTCATTGAAGAGGAACACTGTGAAAACGGGAGTTGCCGATTATATCAAATGATATAAGCAAGGTTGTAAAAACAACTAAAATGGTTGAAAGTTATAGAATCAACCAAAATGGCTGAAAGTTATAGAATCAACCAAAATGGTTGAAACTTTAATTTTCAAACAAAAATGGGACAAATATATCTTTGTCCCATTTTATTATTTTAAAATCTCTTCTAATGTAGGATTAAATAGTGTAAGTCTTCTATTTAATTCATCATCAGATAAATTAAATCTTTTTTGCATAGATTTTATCATATTATTAAATAAATCATCTTTAATTGATGTTATACGTGAATTATATTTATTCCAATACTCTTTAATATATTTCTTTAAATTATTATAGTACTCTTCGTTTGCTTTCCACTTATCATCATATAGATTAAAATACATCTCTATACACATAGACCAAGCATATTCAGAGGATATAACATCGAAACCTCTTCTTGCAAGTTCTTCAACCATCGCCATATTAGATTTAATCTTATCTGGATAAGTTTCAAACTCCCAATTAGGATTAGATCTTGTTGTAGATGAATCTCGCCACTTCCATAAATAAGTAGTCTCCTCTATGTTAAGTCTTATAGGATTATATACTAAACATAATCTTACAAAATAAGAGTCTTCATATAGTTTAAGATCTACATTCCATTTGATATTATATTTCTTTAAAAATGCCATTTTAAAGCATTTTCCGTGCACCCACGTAATATCTTTAGCAATCTTCTTAAAACCCACCACATTGTCGTTTAATTTAATATCTGCTATGAAATTACCAGTTAGAATATCTGGAGATTTTGATTTAAGAATAGTTAGATAATCATAAAGCGAAGTTGCTCTATAAAATAAGTCATCACCGTCACAGAACATTACATATTCCGCTTTTACTTTATCTAATCCGTGTTGACGAGCACCTGATAATCCAGACCACTCTTCAATATGATATGAGATATCGAAAGAATAGTTTTTAAACTTTGATTGAAACTTCTTTGATAGAACTAAATTACGTCCATCATTAATAATGATTACTCCAATTTCGGAGAAGTCTATACATTGTTGGATTTCAATAGAATCCAACAATCTTTTTATACATCTTTCTCCGTCCTCGTATTGAGTAACTACGATCTCTAAAATCTTATTCTTGTTTCTCACGCCAAATACCCCATTGATTTTTCTCCCAATTAGGATGATCTTTTATCCAACTATCCCAAAGTTCCTTCTCTTCTTCTTCATCTCGAACATATTCATAGTGACCATCTGGTAATCTTACCTCTTTCATAACATACTCATCTTCATTTATCTCTACAAATTTAGAACTCTCCCAATTATAAGGATTTTGTATCCATTCGATAATTAAAGAATTATCTTCTGCCTTAATATGAATATCTAAATAATAATCATCAGACTTTTGATTATATTGAATTAAAGAGTTTAAGAAATCATTAAATAATCCATTTTCAATTTCTTTGGAATTAAAATACATTTTTCCATCCATACGTATCACCTCTATCTAATAAATTCCTTTTTATAGCATTTCTTACATAAATGGGATACCCATCCAGTTGTTGTAATAGTTGCTCTTCTTCCACATTCTTCACAGATCTTACGAGATAGGCGTGTATACTTATCAATAATCTTTTGCATCTTTTTTGTATGACCAAGATCGTACCAACATAATCGACCATATTTACTTTTAATCTGTGTAATTCTATATTGATCAAGATATCCTGCGTTTATCAATTCTTTCTTCAATTCCTTACATATCTTTTCACCAAACTTATCTCTCCACGCCTTTGGCATAGCATCTAGTTCGGTATAAGAATAATCATAATTTGAAGGAACTTGATCAGTCCACCTATTACGTGGAAGCAAGAAAGGATACTCTTCTATCAATCTTTTATTCTCTTCTACAATCCTCTCATCTACCATAAAGATAACCTCCTAAAATAAATATTATTCTCCTAAAATAAATACATTGTTAGGAAAATAAACACGGCTATATCAAATATAATTCTAAATGGTATAGTTACCCTTACATTGTTACCTTGCCCAAACGCAATAATTGTTCCTACAACAACCGCTGCAGTGAAAGTAAAGTCTAAAATAAACATACTCCATAAAATCCAAGCAAATACTGTCATACCTATTCTCCTTTCAATTGTTTAATTCGTCTTTGTATATACCAAATAGCCTTTTCCAAATCCTCGATAGTTTTATCAGGATTTTTCTTGCCTGCTCTTGATATATATTTAATAGCATTACCTAAGCAATAATCAAATTTCTTATCTTCAATATAATCAATAACCTCGATCTTGCCATCTGTATAATGCGAAGGGTGATTTACGTTAGATGATATATTATCCGTTTTATATTTTGAAGTAACGTCAGTATGATTATCGAATATAATTATATTTCTATCATCACTATTAACATTACTACGTTCTCTATCTCGATGATCTATTTCATATATTTTATCATATGATTGATTATAATCATAAGTATCTTCATCATCAGTTTTCAACGAACCTTCATACTCATAGTAGTTATTACCGTTATAATATACCCAAAAATTTATTATATCTTTAAATACTAATCTGTATAAAATCTTATCCATTTTTATTCCTCCACTATAAATACATTTACTTTATGCGTAATTGCTGTACAAGCATCTAATCCTATTAGCCCCTTATGATTCTCAGATATAAATATAGGATTTTCTTTTATAGAATAATTCTTCTTCTCAAGATTATTCCAAAAATCAGATGTATGCCAGTGTCCACAAACTATAGTTTTTCCTGTATTGTTAAAACCTTGTGAGTACAGTCTGTATGGACAACCCCAAGTAGCAGTTTCCCATTCATCTTCAGTTGCATCTCTCCAATCGTGATCAACAAGATCAATTGGAATAAAAGAGTGTACAAATATATAATCTTTAAGTTCAAAATAGTTTACCCATTCATCAGAGAAAATCCAATTTATGATTTCTTCTACCTTAGAACTCTTAAACATCTTCTTGCGACGCTTTTCTAAGCCTTTTCGATAATTTTCCCAAATTATATTATAATCTTCATCAGTTTTCATATAAAGTTCAGATACTCTAAACTCTTTGTCTGACATCATATTATTTAGATATGCTAATGTATCATAAGTTCCATTATGGAAATCGTGATCTAAAGCATCTTTTCTCTCATAAAGTTCTCTTAGCAAATATTCGTGATTACCACGTATTAAGATTTTATGAGGGAGAGATTTTAAGTATTCGTATACTTCTAAAGGTTTCTCACCTCTGTCAAATATATCTCCACATACGATAAGAGTATCTTTTTCCTTGTCAAAATCTTTCTCATTGAGTGCCTTTGTCATTTCATCATAATATGAGTGTATGTCTGATATTACATAATATTTCATTAGTTATCACTCCTTTAATTTTTTTCTTTCCCTGTCCAAAACCTTTTCAGTCTGAGACAATTGCTCCTTAAGTTCTGATAAATAACAAGTTAGAGCATCAGCAATAACACTGTCTTCCCTACTATTGTCATAATTATCAAAATATTTATCTCTTAGATTCTCAACAAACTTTAACTCTTCCTTCCAGCCCTCAAGAGCTGATTCTAAAAGGTTAATATTAGACTCGATATGTTCTTTAGTTCTCATAATTTACCTCTAAATAAAATCTACTTTTTATTAGTCTTCTTTTATTCTTTCTATAAATTGACCTAAAATAACTTCATAATCATCGATATATTTGGTGTCAACTTTTATTATTGAAGAGTGTGATTCATTCAAATCAGATTTCTCGTTGTCTTCTGGATAATATCTACCCCAGTCAATATTAATATTATATTCTAATGCTTGATTATTATCATAATCAATTTCTACTTTATCTATATAACAGTAATTATATTTACTTTTTTGATAATATGAATTATTAATGTAATTAAATAATATTCGTGCTAACTCACTTAAATCATCCATAATATCAACTCCTATCTAAATACAAATCCTCTAACATAAATTACCCCTTCTTCTACATAAATCTCTCTATCAATACACGTATTAAATGTAGATGGATATTCTTTTAGATTTCCTAAAACAGTATCTTCTCCAAAACGACACTCCATTGATAATGTATCGTCATTATCGTAAGCATCACCATCAAGTAAATAATCTTTAATTTCTTCATTTACATCTCTTTGGGCTTCTTCCAAATCATCATAGAATCCAACTAGATATAAATTATTATACTCATCTTGAAATATTACTTGATATTTACATTTTCCATCATAATCCATATCTAAAACCTCCTTTAATTACTGTGTAAATACGAAATTACGATCTCTCAAAAATTTTATCACAATGTACTTTGAATTATTTTTATCAATTATTGCTCCTACTAAATCAAACTGTCTAGGATTTATTTTGAACATTTCAAATGCATCGTCAAGATCATCATAAATTGCTATAATACTATTAGCATAGTTGTCAATAATATAATATTCGTCTATTAGGGAATTTATATTATCACAGGTCATATTAACCTCTGTTGCAGGAATATAAGTAATACAATCATCTAACTTTGCTTCATAAAGTATCTCAGATCCTTCAATGATTTTTACACCAGTACCTTCATATATATTATCATCAGTTCTTATATACATATTTATCACTCTTTTCTTCTTATAAACACTCTAGCGTATAATCTCTTACCATTTATTATACCCCTATTATGATCTGAGGTCAACTCTTTATCTAATCCAAGAATTTCAAATTCCTCTGGATTATGTTTAATAAGATATGTAATAGGTACACCCATAATACCATAATAATCAATCGGTAAATCAGATAATTTAGATATATTTATACCATCAAAATTTTCATATCTTTTGTGTAAATTTTCATCGTAATGTTTACCTAACTTTTCATCAATTAATTTCTTATGACGTTTAGGTATATCTAAATTTGTATACCAAACAATATTTCTAAAACTTTTAATACTACCATCTGGTCTTATAAAATCGTGGATAGAATCATACCCATTAGTTCCAGTCCATAATTTATTATCTTTGATCAAAGAAAATATATTATTATAAGTAAGTCCATTCATATTACCTACTATAATAAACTTCTTATCATACTCAATTAATTGATCTACATATTCAGATAAAAGAGAGAATGGTGGATTAGTTATAATTATATCCGCTTCTTTTAAAAGTTCAATACATTCTTTACTTCTAAAATCACCATTACCAATAAGTCTAATTTCATCATAAGATGATTTTGTCATCACTATTCCTATAGGATTATCATTTT